TAATGATACGGCGACCACCGAGATCTACACAGAGTAGATCGTCGGCAGCGTCAGATGTGTATAAGAGACAGGATTGTTCTGAAACGCCGGATATTTTAGGCCGGCCCGTGCCGCTGAAGACACTGGCCCGCTATGACGGCCTGCCAGAGGAATACACGTACCCGGATTCCCTGGGCGGCTTGGGGCTGGCGTGGCTGAAAACGCCGCTGGAAAACTGTGTGGACGGCAGCAGGGGCGGCGTGAGCATCTACGCGCCAGCCGTGGGCCTGATCCACAACATCGACCGCAACGAAGCACTCCTAAACGGCGAGTTCGAGCGGGGGCAGTCCAGAATTATCGCTTCGGCTGACCTGCTGCGGAAGGGCCGGGACGGACGGCGGCGGCTGACGGACAAGCTCTTTGTCGGCATTGATGATGACCCGGAGGCCGTTGGGCTGACCATCTTTTCCCCGGAGCTGCGGGAGCAATCTTTCCTGGCACGCAAGCAGGAGTACCTGCGGACGGCGGAGAATATCATCGGCCTGAAGCGCGGGCTGCTCAGTGAGGTGGAGGCGGCGGAGCGCACGGCCACGGAGGTCACCTCCAGCGCCGGAGACTACAATCTGACCATCATCGACTTTCAGCAGATGTGGGAAAGCGCGGTCCGGGAGGCTGTGCAGATCTGCGGCGTGCTGGGGCGGCTGTACCATGTGCCGGACGCGCATGACGTCCCGGAGGACGCGGTGGCCATCGACTGGGGCAACGGCATTCTCTACGACGAGGACAAGACGTGGGCGGATTACATGAGCATGGTGTCCGCCGGGATGCTCAAGCCGGAAATTGCCCTGGGCTGGCGGTTCGGTATGCCCACGGAGACGGCGGCGGATCTGGCGAAAATCAGGGAGAAATATATGCCGGAGGCACAGCAGCTGGCGGACGGTGATGAGTAATGCTCACAGCCGAACAGATCGCCGCTCTGCGGGACAAGGCCGCAAAGCTGGTTGCTCCTATCCAGGCGTATCTGCTGCGGGAGATCGTGCGGCGGGTTGCCCACGCGGGCCAGCTGACCAGCACAGCGGCCTATCAGGTCTGGAAAGCACAGCAGATGGGCGTATCCCAGCGGCAGGTCAAGCAGGAACTGCGCCGTCTGCTGAAGATATCCCGCCAGGAAATCCGGCGGATCATGTACCAGTCCGCTCAGTCCGGCTACAACCTGGACGTGAGCCGCTTCCCCCAGGTGCAGGCGATTTCCTTTGAGAAAAACACCGTTCTGCAGCAGATCGTATCCGCGGCGTCGGAGCTGGCCGAGGACGATTTCACCAACCTGACCCAGACGATGGGCATGGTGGACCCATACGGCAACGCGCTGCCCCTGCAGGACGCCTACCGGGCCTGTACCGACTTTGCCTTTGAGCTGGTGAGCACCGGCGCGGCGGACTATATGACCGCCATCCGGCAGGCCACCAGGAATCTGGCGGACAAGGGCCTGCGGGTGATCGACTACGAGAGCGGGGTACATACCTCCCTGGAGGCTGCGGTCCGGCGGAATATCATGGGAGGCCTGGGGCTGATGCAGGAGAAGATCATCCGGGAGACCCACGACCAGCTGGGCTGTAACGGCTGGGAGATCACCGCCCACGCCAACAGCGCCCCGGACCATGAGCCCATTCAGGGCAAGCAGTACAGTGACGAAGCCTATACCGCGCTGAACAACAGCCTGCGCCGCCGGATCGGGACGCTCAACTGCGGCCACGCCGCTTTCCCGATTATTCTTGGCGTCAACAGGCCCCAGTACACGGCGGCGGAACTGGAGAAGTTCCGGCGGGACAACGCGAAGGGCGTCACCATTGACGGCAGGCACTATACCGGCTATCAGGCCACGCAGATGCAGCGGAGCCTGGAGCGGGCCATCCGGAAGCAGAAGAACCGGATCATAGTGGACGAGGCCGCGGGGGACAGCGAGAAGCTGAAGACCGACAAGGCAAAGCTGACCGTCCTGCGCCAGCGGTATAAGGAGTTCTCCGAGGCGGCGGAGCTTCGCACGCAGTATGAGCGGACGGAGGTGGCCGGGTTCGGGGAGAAGCGTGGCAATAGTCTTGCAAATTCTGCGAAATCTGGTATACTGAGTGATGCAGAAACCACTGCAGTAAAACGCTATGTCAGTAGCGATTCTTACAGATTGAATTCGGCACTGCGCGGGGAACAGCCTCTGACAGAATCATTGAGGCGATTTAGAGATAATCTGGATGCTGCGCTGGAAAAAATCCCTGTTTACACTGGTGTTACATACAGGTCCGTATCAGATTTTGGCATTCCAGATGTGGGAGAATTTCTAAAGAAATATCAACCGGGCACGGTAATCGAATTCCCATCTTACCTTTCCAGCGGAACAAAAGTCTATTCTCCAGAGTTTCCTATTCAGTATGTAATATATGGGAAAACGGGGCGTGATTTACAGCAGTATAATCCAAACGAGTTCGAAGTTCTTTTCCCAAGAGGGAGAAAATTCCGGATTCAAAAAGTGGATGGAAGTATAATCTATATGGAGGAAACAGACGATGGATAACCGCTTTCAAGTGCCTTATAGCAATCCGCGCTGGTGGTATGCTGGAGACAATCCCCCGGCCTGTTTTGATTGCCTCCATTTTCGTGGAATGGTTCAGGGCGTGGTGCGCTGCACCGCTTTTCCGAATGGAATCCCGCAAGAATTAACTACATCAAGAGTTATGCACAATGTGCCATTCCCCGGAGACCATGGGATTCAGTTCAAAAAATACGAGGAATGAGCATGGACGAAAAAGCCATCAAGGCCATCGAGGCCATACTGAAGCGCGGCAATGACGCGGAAGTCCGGCAGAAGGGCGGCGGGATCATCGTCCTGGAGGTCAAAAAGACAATCAAACACAGCACGTAGCGGATTGGCGTTACGGAGGACCATTGGGGTCAGTTATCGGGAGTTTTCCCGGTAATTGGCCCCTTCAATTTTTCAGAAAGGACACCAAACATGGAACGAGCATTTTTAGAGAACTTCAAGGTAGGGGACGGTCCTCTGCCGAAGGAGGTGGTGGACGCCATCCTGGAGGAAAATGGCCGCGACATCGAGATGGCCAAGCAGCCCTTTGCGGACTACGATTCCATCAAGGAGCAGCTGCAGACTGCGAGGGACGGCCTGAAAGCCTTCGAGGGCGTGGATGTGAAGGACCTCCAGACCCAGGTGGCGCAGCTCACCCAGGACCTGGCGGACAAGGAGAGGGCCCACCGGGAGCAGCTGGCGGAGCTGGAATTCGACGGCGCGCTGAAAGACGCCATTACCGCCGCCCGTGGCCGCAGCGTCAAGGCGGTGCGGGCTATGCTGGATGTGGACACCCTGCGGTCCAGCAAGAACCGGGACGCGGATATCAAAGCCGCTCTGGAGGGGTTGAAGAAGGACAGCGGCTATTTGTTTGAACCGGCAGAGGTCCCGCCTCCCTTCGCGGCGGGTACCGGCACCGGCGGCAGCTATGGCACCGCCAGCGGACTGAACGCCATCCGGGCCGCCGCTGGGCTGACAACCTGATTTGAGAGAGGAGCAGAGACATGAATTCTATTGAACTGGCGAAACAATTTGTACCGGTCCTGGACGAGGTGTATAAGAATGCCTCCCTGACCAGCGACCTGGACGGCGCGGCGGAGCTGGCCCGTCAGGGGGCCAACGCCAACGAGCTGATTATTCCCATGCTGGACATGCAGGGCCTGGGGGACTACTCCCGCAACAGCGGCTACGTGGACGGCGATGTAACGCTGACCAACGAGACGGTGAAGTGCAACTTCGACCGTGGCCGCATGTTTACCGTGGACACAATGGACAATCTGGAGACCGCCGGGATTGCCTTTGGCCGGCTGGCCGGAGAATTCATCCGTACAAAAGTGGTGCCGGAGATCGACGCTTTCCGGTTCGCCAAGTACGCCAGCAAGACCGGCATCAGCAAGGTGGCCACCGCCGCCACGCTTTCCTCCGGAGAGGCGGTGCTGAAGGCCATCCGCGCCGCCAATGACAAGATGGACGAGGACGAGGTGCCACAGGAGCAGCGGTATCTGTACATCACACCCACGCTGCTGGGCATGGTGCAGGA